GCGCACACTGCGCGGCGAGCTAGCGCACGTGAGTCGACAACTCGACGACGCGCGGCAACACATTGCCGATCGTGACAACACGATCCAGCGCGTAAAGCGGCAAGCTGCAAAGAAGGCAACGCAACAAGCCCGACTCGGTCAAGCACAAGACGCGATCGCCTCGAAGCTGGCCGCATCGCAACTAGAAAATCGGAGATTGATCGATGAAAATGCCGTGCTCCGCGCATGGGCTGATATGCGCTTGCCTGACGACGTTGTGCGCCTGCAAACAAGCCCCGTTTTCACGGGCGCCGATGATTATCTTGGACGAGTGTCCAGCGGTGAACCAATGCACGCTACCGGCGATAGCGCCGCGAACCAACGGTGACCTGGATGCTGCACTAGCGACGACAAAGGCGGCTTGGGCCACATGCGCGGCGAAGGTTGATATGATCGCTTCTTGTCAATCCGCGGCGCGTCAACTCGATGTTAGGACAGGCGCCGATGAACAAGCCCGCTAGCATCCGGAGGGCGCTCGTTGCCGCCATCCCATCTCTCGAGGCCGAGCCCGACAAACTGGCAGTATTCATCGATCAAGGATCCATCGTCGCGACCGGCACTCGTTCCCTGTCATTCGAATACCGGTACACGGCGCACGTGCTTTTAATGGATTTTGCCGGCGACGCCGACACGGTGTTCGTCGCGCTCGTCGAATGGGCGCGCAGGAATCAACCTGACCTCGTGACGAACCCGGACGAGCGTGGCCATGGCATTACCTTCGAGGTGGACATTCTCAATCATTCAACGGCCGACCTATCGATAAAGCTAGCCTTGACAGAAAGCGTTGCGGTACAGACCGGGTCCGACGGCAGCCGTGTGATCGACCACGTTGACGATATGCAAACTGGGACAGACGGCGCCATAACGTGGATTGCCAAACCGTGGACGAATTGAGCCTGTTCGAACAATGGGCTGGAGCCATGCTTTCGCGGTTGTCACCGGCTAGCCGACGGGCAGCGATGCGTGACATTGCGCGCGAACTGCGTCGCGCTCAACAGGCTCGCATCGCCGCGCAGAGAAATCCTGACGGCACCGCATATCAGCCGCGTAAGGCAAGGACGGTTGAAAAGAAGCTGCGCGATAAGCGAGGGCGCCTCAAACGAACAGCAATGTTCGTTAAGCTGCGCACAGCGCGGTGGATGACCATTGAAGCGAGCGACAAGCAGTTGGCAGTTGGGTTTTCGGGCCGAGTCGCGCGCATTGCTCGCGTGCACCAGTTCGGCGACAGCGAACCTGTCGCTGCAAACGCGCCGAAGTATCGGTATCCGACGCGCGAGCTGCTCGGCCTAACGAACGCCGATTGCGAGATGGTCAGGGACCAACTGCTGAAGCACATGGCACAATGATCTACCCCTACGGCTACGCCTCTGTCTGCTGCCGCGCCATTTTCGGATTGCCGACCCCGATGAGTAACCATGAAGAGACCATTAGGACAGGTGTGTTGAGTCATGTCACCCAAGCGTTTGTTCGGCCCGGGAGAAGATGCAGTAGAAAGCCGATCCCCAGGCCCATGCGATGGAAGCAGTCAGACAAATCGGCATGCCAACACGCACCTGCAGCTAAAATGGCCGACGAGCATCTGACCGGAGTTACCCATGACAACCCTTGCAGCATTGGCAAGAAAATTTGATATACGCGCGTTATGCACCGATGGCGACTGGAGTTACACTCGTTGTTGGATTAAAACCCGAGATAAACCGATTTCAGCAGAGCGGTATCTTGACTTCGCTGAGGATGACCTGTCAGACGGTGGATCGGAACGACATTTAGTCAACGCACTAACAAATGCAAAGAGGGCGTTACATCTCCGCATGGAGGACGTTTGCTTGGGGTTCGGCTTCGCAAGCCACGGTGGCACTCGCTCATTCCCGCGCATGGTTGAGTACATATCTAGAATAGGCGTCACGGCACCACGCATCCTGAATCGGCTGAATGCAATAAGGAATAAGGTGGAGCATGAGTATATGGTTCCCGATCGCTCAGACGTCGAAACGTTTATCGACGTAACATGCTTGTTCTTAGGCTCGACGCAACGATGGATAAATCGTCAACCAAGCGATATCGAAATGCATGAGAACGTGGTCGTGGATGGCGAAACAATCATCCTTAAATTGATGACATTTTCTTGGGAAAATGGAATTGTCAACCTCCATTTCACCGACATCAATAATAATTACAGAACTCAGAAAGAGATCGTCGAATTTCGATGCCCGTCTGAGGAGTTCTTCCTCTGCGCCAGACTTGCATTGGAAAACGATTGGTGATCAACGGAAGAGCGAGCCGCGTAACCCGATCGAAGTTCGCCTACTGCGAATTTTCTCTGGGTTTAGTGAAACGTCTCAACAAACGAATTGATTGAACCATGTCACACGTCTATCTGCACGGCCTTAAACTGGCCAACTATCGCGGCATTGGAGCAACGGAGCAGACCATGGCTCCATTCAAGACTTTCAATTTCTTTATTGGCCCAAACAACGCGGGCAAATCAGCGGTACTGTCATTCATACATCGGCACCTTCCAGCAAATCTCATAAACAGCAGTAGCTATACGCAGACAGCAAAGAAACCTAAAGAACTAGAACTATTGGATCTGTATACAAGAGGTGGCACCCGTGCCACCTCTGTCTCAATGGCCCAAGCCATACCCGAGCAGATATTTAGAGCGGCAATCGTAGATCGGATCACCGATCAACGGAAACCGCAAGTGGCCAAATTTGTAGACGCGGTTATTAGAGGATTGATCGAAAATGGTCATGTATGGCTCCACTCCCCAGTTCCTTACACAGAAAAACTGAACATCAAATTCAATAAGAATTCCGTTGAGGCAGCACTAACCAGAGACCAATGGGGATGGTTATGGTCAGTGTTTACTAACATGTCAGGGGCAGGGAGCGTCGACACTTGGGCCAGAGAAACGATTAGCCGCTTTGCGTCGGCACAGCACATCGCCTTACCCGAAATTCACATGATTCCCGCGATCCGAGAGATAAGCAATGCCGGGAGCCACACTACCGGCGAGTTGGCCGATTACAGTGGCGCTGGGCTCATTCAACGATTAGCAGAAATTCAAAGTCCGGATCATGATAAGCTCGAAGACAAAAAACTTTTCGAGAAAATCAACGATTTTCTGGCTACCGTCACCGGCGTGGAAGGCGCTCGCATTGATATACCGCACACCAGGCAGCACATTTTGGTTTACATGGATAACAAGGTTCTTCCTCTATCATCATTGGGGACCGGAATTCATGAAGTGATCATGCTTGCCTCATTTTGCACATTAAGCCAACATTCCATCGTGTGCATGGAGGAACCGGAAATTCACTTGCATCCAATTTTGCAGCGAAAATTGATAAAGTACCTGCGGGATAATACCGACAACCAATACTTCATAGCAACGCATTCAGCCAGTTTCATTGATACTCCCTGCGCCGCCATTTTCCATATCACGAATCGCGATGGCCAAACTCATATCCGCGAGAGCATTCTAAATAAAGAGCGTTTTTCTATCTGTATCGATCTCGGGTATAAGGCATCGGATATCGTTCAAGCGAACGCCGTTGTGTGGGTGGAGGGGCCGTCTGACCGCATCTACATCGCTCAATGGCTCAAAAAATATGCGCCAGACATCATCGAGGGCATACATTACTCGATCATGTTCTACGGCGGACGGTTGCTTAGTCACTTATCCGCCGGGGACGATGACGAGGGGGAGCTCGAAGACTTCATTGCATTGAGGGCATTAAATCGTCATGTAGCGCTTGTGATGGACAGTGATCGAGCGAACAGCAACGACAGCGTTAACTCAACAAAGCAACGATTAATCGATGAATTCGAAAAACACGGCGGCGTGGCATGGCTGACCGCGGGTCGCGAGATAGAAAACTACATTCCTCACGAAGCTTTGCAAGCTGCTGTCAAAGAATGCTATCCGTCGTCGTATGTGAAAGGCGCTAAGGGTGGTCCGTTCGATCACGCGCTTTACTTCCGTCGCAATAAGAAAGTCAAGCAGGACGATGAAACGCAGATAAAAACTGAACTGGAAAAGAACGTTGATAAAGTCAAAGTCGCCCGGTTGGTATGCAAACGCGACATCGACCTAAATGTGCTGGACTTGCGAGAGCGCCTCGAGGGTCTTGCTGCGATGATTCGGCAAGCGAATCAAAACTGAAGTAAGGAAAGAATTTCAACGCTTCTCTGTCGCGCAGAGTGGCTTTCGCCGGCAAACGTCCCCCGCTGGTGGCCCGCACCAGTCTGTGTTATCGATTTCTCATCTTTGCCGCAACCGGCTAAAAGGGTTTCGCGGCCCGGGCCGACTACGCGCGTTTCTCCGCTCAGAGTTAGGCAGCGTCTTCCGAAGGTGCCTTGGCGCAACGCAGTCGCTCTGTGGCGACCCCATAGTAGACCTCGTTTGCCTCGCAGCCCACCCATCTCAGCCCACCCTCTTTGGCGGCGACGAGGAACGTGCCGGACCCGGCGAATGGGTCGCAGATAGTCCCGCCATCCGGTACAAGTCGCACTACTTCGCGCGCTAGGTCGATCGGCTTTTCGGTCAAGTGCTTCTTCGGCAATTTGAGTACGCACGGAAACACGCCCGGCAAATAGACGTCTTTCGTGCGCATTGAGCCTTTGCTAGCCCACACAATGAATTCGGCCTGCTGCTTGAATCCACCACGTCGCGGACGCGAGCGCCCCATCGTTTTGTCCCACACGGCAATGCCACGGTGAATAAAGCCCGCTGCTTGCACGACATCGGTCAGCGCCGGCAATTGACGCCAGTCGATAAAGCACACGGCAAGCCCACCCGGCTTGAGCGCACGGTACGCCTCGGACAACCACGCATGACACCAAAAGGTCCACGAACGCTGGTCCATGTTGTCACACCCGAAGTCCTCATACGCCGTCTTCGTGCCGCCACCGATGTACTTTTGCGAAGTAGTTAGCGCGCGGGCTGCCGCATGCAGTCCTCCGGACGAGT